CACAATTTTCAGGCCATCCCTGGCTATTCGGGATGGCTTTTTTATTAACTAAAATTTAAGGAGGCATTTCCATGAGTGATGTTGAGATCACCAAATATGATCCAAAAGATATAACCTTAGATCGCAAAATGTATGAACAAGCAATTAACAGAGGTATGTCATTTACACAGTATTTGACCTACCTCACCACGACTGGTCCTGGAGATCCGTTAGATGGTTTTGAGAAACAGTTGGCTCGATATGGCATCCGACTTCATGACGATCCAAAGTCCGGTATCCAGGCTACGAAAGTTGATTATTTCTTCCAGAGCAATGCAGCTCCTACTACCATTCTTTTCCCCGAAGTTCTGAACAGAATGGCGAGAGTTGCCTTAATGGATGAAGTTGATGTTTTAAGCGAGTTAGTGGCAAGAGTTGAAACCATTGGGGATAGCGGTATTCTCAGATCAATTTATATTGATGATACTGAAGCCAAGAGACAGATGGGAAGAGTCTCTGAAATGGGTGAGTTCCCGACCACGACTATCACATGGTCTGAAAAAGCTACCACGCTCAAGAAATACGGTATTCGGATCAAGGCTTCCTACGAGTTTATGAGAAGGGCAAGCCTTCCTCTCGTCCAAACATTGATCGGGCGTATTGCTTTACAGACGAGACTGGATGAAGTTGCAATGGCAATTAGTGTCCTGCTATTAGGGGATACTGATGTTAGTGCTACAAGTCCCCATGCTTCCAGCGGCGCGATTAGCCATACCCATCTTGCTACCTATCAAGGGGGTGCACCAACCCTTACCTCTGAAATGACATTGGCTGGATATTTGGCTTGGCTGGCAATTTTCTATCCAGGACAGTGCACCACTATTATTGGGACGGCTACAGATATTTATTCTGCGTGGATGATTGCAGCACCTTCCACCATTCCTTTCTGGATCAGTAATCTTGTTGATAGGAATGCGGTGCCAGCGCAACCAGTGATTGTGAATACCAAATTGGCACCCAATATTCGATATGTGGAACACGCTGATTGCACGGCTGCCACATTGGTTGGCATTGACAAACGATATGCGATGATTGCTTATCGGGAAGTCGGAACTGATCTGACAGAGACAGATAAAATTATCAACGGGCAGTGGACCGAGATAGTTTTATCCAACACGATTGGTTTCCAGACTATCTTTGCCGAAGCTCGGAAGAAATTGGTCATAGCTACATAAGTGATAATACCACGCAATTGAGTGGTTAGACCATAAAATCACAAGGGGGAGGGGTTTTATAGCCCCTCTCTTTTTCTATGAGGTATAAACGTGAAAAATGAACAACTAATAAATGAAATGGTTTCGGATTACCGAAAAGATAAAAAGGCCGTGTACCAGGCGTTCAATAAGAATGCAATCAAGATTACCTATGTGGGCGCTGAAGTTACGGCAACAGCCGAAGTAAAGGCTAACACTTTAGAGCTGGCCGCTCCGGCCCTAACGGTTACATACAACATCAATATAGCCGCTGCCGCCTATGATACCCTTTCAGAATTAGTTGCCTATATTGATGGTCTTGCCGATTGGACCTGTACGCTTGGAGATCAGTTCGATGGAACTGAAGCCTCTGCAAGCCTGACTATTATTGCTGCAACGGATGTAAAGACGGCTGGTGTCTGGTTTGTTCAGGATACCAATTTGCAGATCAAGATTGTGATTCCCACCGTAGCGGCTGGAAAGAAAGTCACCGTAACGAAAGTTCTCGGAAGCATTACGGGTACGGGTGCAGGTACGTTTGAGTTTACAAAAGGTTCTACCCTGGCTTGGGTAGAGGCTGCTGGTGCTACAACGGTAGAAAAGGTATCCACCATAACCAGTCTCGACTCCAGCGTTGGAGAACAACTTATCCTGAGACTGAAAATGGCAACGACTCTTACGGCTGGATACCTGACCGTGGCTTATGATGAAAAACAAGCCGATGCGATCCCATTGTTTGTATAGGTAGGATAAAAACTCATGGCCTACGATCTTCTCTTGACCACATGGAAAGATTCTGTCAGAAGAATTTGTGGAGGTGTATCTTCTTCCGATGTACCCGATACGCTTCTGGATGACGATCTTTACGCTATTGCTTCTGAAGATTGGATTAAAGCCAAAATAACGGATTGGTCAACGGTCAAGCTTACTAAATCCAAAGAACTTAACCGAGCAGCCATTCATCACGTTGCCAGCAAGGTCTGTGAATATCTTTTAAAGAAACTTTTTCAATCGGAAAAGATTTTTGACTACAGTTATGAGTTGCAAAAAATAGACTGGACACAGGAGGCTACGAACAATATGAGCCTCTGTTATGACAATATGAACCTGGCTAAACCGTCCAGTATTGTCTCTATTACCATGATTGACGTGATCTCTCGTTCCGAACCGATTTACGAAGAGTTGGAAGTGATAGTAGAGTAATGGCGATTCAAGACCGTTTATCCGCATTAGTGGAGCGAATTGGGAGGCCGATCAGCATTTTGCGCAATGCGGGGAATATTGCTGACCATTGCATTTTATTGGATAACAAATCTTCAAATCCCTTTATGTCGGAAATATCCAAGCAAGGCATCTTCGCCTGGAACTCAGAAATGGTGGATGGCGATATTTTCCAAGACACCATAACCGAAGAATGGTTCATGGTCGTTAACGCTAATCTTTGGGTGCATGGTGAGGTCAGGGATGGCAAGCAAGCCCTCGTCTACAAATGCAATGATCTCATCGTTCTCTATGCCTTGACGGAAGCCGTGACCAATGAATACGGCAAGAAAGTATGGAACTGGTATGTCAAGGTCAATGATTACGCAGTCGTCTCCTATTCTACGAAGGGAGATACTTTGAACCCAATCGGAGACGTTTCTTTAGATAAACTTTTTGTTACTTTTTCTGGTAGGAAACTTGGGATCTATATCCCCCAGCAGGGTGATCGAATCACTTTACTAAATGGGAAGGCTTTACAGATTGATGGGATTGATGACCATCTCTATGCAGGTTGTTACGAAACCATCTGCTCGCTGGACCAGAGATCATGATTGAAATTGATATTCGCTTAGAACCGGATGGGATTAAAAGGCTGGCCGAGAAACTGTTGAAACTGAAAGCCAATCTTGAAGTCCAGTCGAAAACTGCATTAAAGCAGGTTGGTGAGCAATACTATGAAATCATAATCTCACGCATGGGCGAGTCTCGTGGGGGTGAGATGGTTTTTAGGGATGTTTACTGGAAAGAACTTTCCCCCATTTGGTTGGAAGAGAAACGCAAGAAGGGGTTGGTAGAGGAAATCTGGGAAGCGACCGGAGAGATAAAAAGTAATGTCCGGGTCTTTGATGCAGTAAAGACCGTTGATGGGTGGAGCGTGTTCGTCGGTTTAAAGGATGTGAGTCCAGACATCATGGCTAAAGCTGTTCGTAATGAGTTTGGTGCCATGTTTGGAGATAGTATTGTTCCCCGACGTGAACTGTTTGAACCTGCTAAACGAGAAATGGTCCACAACCCTGCCGAAAAAGGAAGAATGATCGAAACTTTTAAGAACGCTACGAAAGTAGCGATTAGTGGTATCTGGTAATGTAACCACACCCGTTTGTAATAAGCAAAAATGGCGAATACAAAAACCTTACTTAATCTCTTTTGGTCGCTAAGACGCTATATGTACAGTCAATTCCCGACCATTCCAACTTATTATAATCCCACGATAAGGCCAAGCAACGTGGGTGATAAGTTTTTGATAGTGTCTTTTCAGGATGATCGAATCGGGAAATATTCTTACAGTTTTCCGAGAATATTTTGTGTGGCGAAACAAGATCCAGAAACAATTAAACTTACCGAACTTGTCAGCACGGTGATGGATAAATTCGATAAGCCTTCGACGGGACTACGGTACTTCACTTTTTATAACGAAACAACCGGACTTTCCATCGGACTCGTCGGAGTAACAAGCGCGAAGGTAAGACCGCAGGTGCCCTGGGAAGAAGGATTTATCTGCCGTGCGATTGATCTGGATCTCCGGTACATCGTCGAGAGTAGGCATCTTTAATGCTCAGTAAGGAGCAGGCAAGACAATTAGGTTGTGTTGTTAAGAGATTTGAGACTTTAATGGAAGAAAAAGCGAAGGGATCAATCCTTGTCCACATGGATGGTGGGGGGAACATTGGTTCTCAATGGAGTGAAAATTTAGTGCAATGGAGAGACAGATTCTCTTCCGAAAAAAGAGGCATACCAATAGCGGAAGATGAGTTTATCGCTTTGATAACTAAATCATAAAAATGGAAATAGGCACCTGCAAACGCTGTAAGGAAAATAAAAAAATCAATAAACACGGCTATTGCAGGGGATGTTTTAACGTGATGAGGGAAGTCGGAAAACATTTAGACGAAACTATGTCACCCAATATTGATCGGAATAAAACATTGGAACGGTTTGGATATGATCCACTTTATCTATCTCATAATAGTGGACAACCAGTAATTAAGGTTTGCCCAACATGCCATGAGGAGGTCATTACCAAGAAATATTCGGCGAATAAGCGAAACCAATGTTTCAAGTGTGCGGGAAGGGAGAGGGTAAGCAAATTTCACCCATTGCAAATTAAATATAAGACGCCAGAAGAGAAAGTAGAAGCACACAGGAGAAACAATCGGAATTCTTTTAGGAATACCTATATTGCAAGGCCAAGAAAATTAGGTATGAGTCATGAAGAGGTCAATGCAAAACTGAATGCTTATAGGAAACAAAAACGATTAGAAGATGTGGTTTACCGAGTCAGAATGAGTGTGACTTGTATTATCAATCAATATTTACGTCGGAAAGACATTGGAAGAAAGAAGAAGGGAAATACCCTAAACAATATTGGTATCGAGAAAGATACATTAAGACAACATGTAATGTCCTGCTTAGGAAAGGGATGTATTATTTGTGGGCAACCCATCGAGGGTCCATGGCATTTAGCACATCTGAAGCCATTAGCACAGGCTAAGACCGTTGATGAAGTCTATGCTTCTTTTCAATTACATAACTTAGCCGTTGCACATCCCCGATGTAATCTAAGTGTGGGGCCAAGAGAATTTAAACCATTTTATGAAGTAAGAATATAAGGAGGTAGTATAATATGTACAGTTTTGAGCAACCTGAACTGCGATCAGATTTTATTATCGTTTCTTCACCAAGAATCTTTATTCGTGACTATGCTGCCGCAACTCTTTATTCTGGTCAGCAAATTTTAGCGGTGGCCACTCCCCTATCGGGTTGGACCGATGTGGGATTGATTTCTAATGTTCAGATTCCAGTGACCAGAAATATTACCAAGCTTCAACTTGGTATCCCCAAGACTACCCGAAAGGCTTTTGAAGCTTCTCGTGAGTCACAGGTCACATTGACCTTTCACGAAATGGCGGTTGAAACAATCGCAAATCTTATTGGTGTGTCACAGAAAAATGTTATTCCCATGGCACCCATTGTAACGGTCACCAATACAACCAATGCTGTTTTTACATTAGGAACGTCTCAGGAGACAAACCGTTTTGTGGTTGGTGATGTAATTACTTTTTGGTCTGCCAGTTCTGATGCATTGGATGTCCAAGAGAAAGTTGTTTCAGCCGTAGATATAGCGGCAAAAACCGTTACCGTTGTTGGTGTTTTTGCCGGCACCACTCCAGCAACTAGCGATATTTTGATTACCAAGGCTGCCACAGTTGCATCCTATAGTGGGGTCAACAAAACTATTACGGTGAGTGCTGGTGATGCAGCCCGATTCGTGGCGAATGATAGGGTAGTCTTTTTAGCTAAGGCAGGGATTAGTGGTGACAATTTGGGTGGCCTCAGAACCAGCACAGATAGGACTTATATTACCTCAGTGGATGTTGGCGGAGCTGTCTTGAATTTACATGCTGCTTTCACTGGAACTCCCGTGGCAACCGATATCCTGGTCGCATATCGCTCTATCGAGATGCTTGACCCTCTCGGCACGATTGCAGAGAAAAGCCTGCTCCTTTTCTTTGATTGGGTTATCAATAACATTCAGAGACAGTTTGCGATTTGGTATCCGAAGGTGACGGTTGCTGGGTCTTTCTCCCCGGACTTCAAGGGCGGAGAGAATTTTATGGATGCAAACATCACATATGAAGCTCAGTCCACGACACAGATAATGACGGATGGAAGTTCAAGCACTGTACTTTCAATTCCATTTCAGTTCGATTGATGTTTGACTAAAATCAACTCCCTATCTTCATAAGTGACGATAGGTTTAATGCCCTGGGGTAGTTGGTCATGCGACTGACTACCCCATTTTATTTAACTGACCTGATCCTTTTACAAAGGAGGGAATCTAATGGTTCAGATTATTGATGTTAAGATCGAAAAGCCCACGCAAGACCAGATTAATGAAGTCGTTGATCCTTTGCTTTCCCAAGATTCTTTTAAGCTTGGGGACAAGACCTTTCCTGTTCAGATACTTCCTATCTCTTACGAGAAAAAAATCGCACTCATAGTTGTTCCCTTGCTTAAAAAAATAGGCACGTTTGAGGGAAAGACATTCTGGAAGATTATACAGGAAGGATTTGAAAAAGATGTTGAGGACGGGTTTGATGCGATAGTCAAGTTTCTTTATACGATTTGCAGTCGGTACGATCAATCTGTAACGGAAGAGTGGATTTCCAATAACATCTGTCTTGCAGATTCGTTTCCAATAATTATGAAGCAGTTGGAAAAGAACAAGTTGGGGGATATGGTATCAAATTTTTTCTTGCAAGCGGCAAGACTGATGCCGCTAATGCCGAAAAATCCAGAATCCCAGCCGAACTTAGAGAGTTAGCAGTTTTTGATTCAGTCTGTGAGAAGTACGGTATTACTTTGCGACAGGTTTGCGACAATTACAGTATGGCACAGATAGCTTTAATTTCACATATCAGCTTTTTGCGGTACGAAGATGATGAAGCCAGACGTAAAAGTGAAGAACGGTCTGGTGGGCGTAAGAAGCATTTTCTTAATACCACAAATGAACAAGCAGCGGCTCTTATTATGAGTGGGATGTGTAGCTAATGGCAGATATAATTCAGGAACTTGGTGTTTTATTTGTCAGCAAACTCGATCCTAAATTTGGCGACAATGTTAATGCTGCCGTCAAGAATTTTGAAGAGAAGATAGCACCAAGCATTAAGCAGATCCAA